TTGTGATATCTGGCGTATCTGGTACAGCTGGAGCTACTGTGACATTTACTCCCATTACGCCGAATGTCCCATTGTATTACATCAACGAGACTACTTTGGGCATGGGCAATAAGATAAGCATAGTAGACTCTAAGCTAACTGTAGAGACTTACGACGATCTTGCTGATAATAGCGTCATAGAAACGATTGGTGATAACATCATCGACTTCAGTCAGACGAACCCATTCGGCGAGGACAACTTCTAATGTACGGTAACCACTTTTATAACGAATCGACTCGTAGATACGTAGCCGTATTCGGAACAATGTTCAATGATATACAGATCGGTAGAAGCAATAACGCTGGCGCAGAGACTCAGCGGATGACCGTGCCAATCAACTATGCTCCTATGCAGAAGTTACTGGCTCGTTTGGAGCAGGACCCTGATCTAGACTCAACAGCGATAACGTTACCTAGAATGTCGTTCGAGATCACAGGCATGGCATACAATGGCGATCGAAAGCTTACAAGTCTCACTAAACAGACTCGTGCAAGTGCCACTGGATCTAAGTCGACGCTGTACACGCCATCTCCTTACGATATAGAGTTTCAGCTTAACATCATGACGAAGTATAACGAAGATGGGACTAAGATCTTAGAACAGATTTTACCATACTTCAAGCCAGACGTGACCGTCAGCGTTAAGATGATCGACTCTATGGATTTGTATGTTGACCTTCCCATCGTATTGAACAGTGTATCAACTGAAGATAGCTATGAGGGAGACTTCACGACTCGACGAGCTTTGATCTGGACACTCAACTTCACAATGAAAGCGTACTACTTTGGTCCCACCGTACAGAAGAAGGTCATCAAATTCGTTGATGTAAACTTCAAGCCAGATATGGACACAACTACGCCAACATCAAGTAGCGTGACTATTCAACCAGGACTAACCACAGGAGGTGTTGGAACACAAGTGTTAGCAGAATCTATAGCATACTCCGACATAAGTGTCGATGATGACTGGAAATATATAGTTCAAGTATTGGATACATAATTATGAATGATGCAATCAGCGGCAGTCTAGGACTGCAACCCATGGATGAGGTTGTAGAAGCTAAGGTAGTAACGAAGCGTACTCCAGCAACATCAGAGGTTTCGACTAAGGTCAGCACTAAGATGAGTGCTGATACGAAGTTGGACAACGACTACGAGTATGCCAGAGCGAACTTCTATAACATCATAGAGTCTGGCAGCGAGGCTTTAGAGCAGATGTTGGATGTTGCTAAAGCATCCGAGCATCCTCGTGCATACGAAGTAGTATCGACTATAATGAAAACACTAATCGATTCTAACAAAGAACTGGTCGCCATGTCAAGTAAAAAGGCGAAAGATTCAGAAGAAGTACCTGCCGATTCCGGTAAGCCTGTCACAAACAACAATCTATTCGTTGGGTCCACTTCTGAACTCCAACAGATGCTAAAGGATCTACGTAATAATGAATCAAGCGAGTGATAAGGGATATAACGGTAACGTAAACCTAAAGAGAAAAGGGACACCAATACAGTTCAGTCCCGAGATGGTGCAAGAGTTTCTCAAGTGTGCAACAGACCCAATCTACTTCGCAGAGAAGTATATACAGATAGTACACGTAGATCACGGTCTCATTCCAATCAAGATGTACGACTACCAAAGAGAGATTGCTGAAGCAATCACCAACAATCGAAGGGTAACTGTTAACACCTCCCGGCAGGCAGGAAAATGCGTTTCTATAAATACCCCTATACGCCTAAGAAATAAAACGACTGGCGAAATGGTTTCGATGACAATAGGGGAATTATATGAACAAGTCATTAGTGCGAATGCAGCTAAAGAAACGTAAGTGTGAGACTTTGACTGACATTAGAACAGTTATTATGTTAGCTAGTGATTCTAAATATAAGAGCTTTCCTAATCACCAAAGAGTTAAGATTGCTGTATTTAACAGTAACTATAGTTGGCAAGAGAGGCGGGCATGGCTCAATAGAGTTATAGCATGGAAGGGCACTCGTGGCGAAAATTTAGAGTGGCAATCCGTCTTACATAACTCAGAAGCTATAGCTACCAATATGGTTAGGCTGAAATCCGAAACTATGCTTGGCGACAAAAATCCAGCTAAAGGTCACGGTGGCAGACTATCTCCCTTTTCGGATAAATTTATAGGCAAAACATCAAAAGCGACCGCTATCGCCAATCTCAAATCTACCATGAAGTCTAATCCCGGTAATGTCAACACTAGAATCGAGTATTACCTAGAACGTGGATTTGATCTTGATGCTGCCGTAAAGCTGTTAAAGGAACGTCAAGCAGTTGGGAGACTTGATCGATACGTCGATCGATATGGTGTAGATGACGGTAACCGTCTATGGGCAGAGCGACAGGATAAGTGGCAGAAAACTCTATTGTCGAAATCGCCAAAGGAACTCGCTAGAATAAACTCCGAAAAGTGCTCTAAGGGATACTGTGTGTCTAAGGCAGAAACCCGCATATTTAGTCACTTGAGTGATTATTTTATTGGAATACGGAAATCTGTATCATTACCATACAACGATGGTGCGAATTACTACGTGTATGATATAGTGCTGGACAATAAGATTATCGAATACAATGGGGACTTTTGGCACGCAAACCCTATGGTATATGACGAAGATTTCGTGAATCCGGTGTCTAAGATGTCGTACAGTGATATCTGGAAAAAGGAGCTACACAAAGAGAGTGTTGCATTGGAAAGTGGGTATGATTTTCTTAGGGTGTGGGAATATGATTTTAAAAATGATGAAGATGAGGTTATAGCGGAATGCATGAACTTTCTGAGACAGTAGATCGTAAATTTATAGATTCGTTAGCTATAGACGATTGGGAAATAGAAACGGACACTGGATTCGAGTCAATAAGTCATATCCACAAAACCATCGAATATCGAGAATGGATTCTAGTATTAGATAACGGACTAAATCTTACTGCGGCGGACGATCATATAGTGTTTAGAGATGACATGTCCGAAGTCTTCGTGAAAGACTTAATTGTCGGCGATTTGGTCATGACTAAAATGGGTCCAATCGCAGTAAGATCTGTCGATCAGACCGACGTATACTCCAATATGTTTGACGTGACCGTAGAACACCCAAATCATCGACTATACACGAATGATATTCTATCTCATAACACAACTACGGCTGTGGCCGTAATTCTACACTACATCATATTCAACGACTATAAGACTGTCGCACTTCTCGCCAACAAAGGCGATGCTGCTCGTGAGATTCTAGATCGCATCAAGATCGCATATGAAGCACTTCCAAAGTGGCTACAGCAAGGTGTCGTTGAATGGAACAAAGGTTCCGTAGAATTCGAGAATGGATGTAAGATCATTGCTGGTTCTACGTCAAGCTCTGCTATCCGTGGTAAGTCTATATCATTCCTATACATAGACGAGACTGCGTTTGTCGAGAACTGGGACGAGTTCTTTGCATCGGTATTTCCTACTATATCCTCTGGTAACACCACGAAGATTCTGTTTACCTCTACGCCAAACGGGCTCAATCACTTCTATAAGACATGTGAAGGTGCCAAAGAGGGACGTAACGGTTACATATACATAGAAGTTCCTTGGTACAAAGTCCCGGGTAGAGATGATGCTTGGAAGCAAGAGACGCTTCAGGCTATGGATTTTGATACCCAAAAGTTCTCCCAAGAATTTGAGTGTGTTACGGGGGACACTACAGTAAGGGTGAAGTGCATAGAGACGGGTAAAATTAAAACCGTTCTAATGGAAGATCTATACACCGAACTGTTACCCTAGAAAACCGCATTTGTATAAATAAGTGTAACTTACTAGGATATGCCAATTATGAGAAAGTCGTATGTATATAAGATAACACGAGTCGACGATCTGTGTTACATCGGAGTAACCGTTAACCCAGCTAAACGACTATACGAGCACAAACGCAGTGCAAGGTTCTCAGTTGGAATAAAGAAGTTTGAAATATTACACGAATGCGATTCGTATGATATTGCCGAAGATCTAGAAGAGCAGTGTATATCCGTATATGACACATTCGAGAATGGACTCAATCTAACACGTGACGGTAAAGCGGGCGATGGAACATTCAATACCCTTGGACATAAGTATAGTCAAAGTTCTCTAGATAAGATGAGTGATTCGGCTAAACTTAGAGGTCCAACTACAATTGGATTCAAGTTTAGCGAAGAGACCAAAAGAAACTGGTCGGATAGTCGAAAGGGAAAGCGCTGGGGTAAAGCAAAACTTGACGATGCCCAGGCTTCGGAGATCTATAGTACGTTTCTCAATGACAGCATCGAGTTTGATATCGAATTCGTCAAAACGTATGTAAAAGCGTCTCAGCAAGATCAAATAGAAAATATGACGTTTGATAGATTGAGATCTAAGAACGGTAAACCGCTATCTAAAGAAGTACTGTACTGTAACTACTATGCCGAAATGCACGGAGTATCTTCTAGCGCTATACGATCAATCATAAAATCACAAGGAGTTAGATGTGAGTCAACAACTGGTACAGAATGATAAATTCCTTATAGAAACTCCTGATGGTTGGTCACAATTCTCTGGTGTTAGAAAGTCGACTTCTACTGGGTCTGTTACTATACACACCAACAGTGGTAAGAAGTTGGAGTGTACGACAGATCACTTGATGTATAGTAGATATGGCTGGATGGCAGCAGACTTGCTTGATATAGATGATGTCGTTATGACAGTAGACGGATACGAACACATTATGCACGTGCAAGTGGATAAATTTTCTACAATGTCAATGTACGACGCAGTATCAGTTGCTAACAAGAGTCAATACTTTACCGATGGTATATTGAGTCATAACTGCAACTTCTTAGGTAGTTCAGGTACGCTGATCGAGGGATCCAAGTTAAAGAATCTGGTGCATAAGATACCTTTGGCGGAAACTCAGTTTATGAAAGTTTACGCTCAGCCAGAGGCAGATCACGTCTATGTGTGCACAGTCGACGTTGCTAGAGGCAAGGGATTAGACTACTCAGCATTCCAGATTATCGACGTGACTGCTATGCCATATAAGCAAGTGTGTGTTTATCGTGATAACAACATCACGCCTATCGACTACGCCGAAACTATACATAGAAGCATACAGAGATATAATCAAGCTTACACCTTAGTCGAAGTGAATGACATAGGCGAGCAGGTGGCAGAAGTACTGCATTATGAGTTTGAAGTAGAGACCTTAATGTTCACAGAGTCTGCTGGTAGGTCGGGTAAGAGAATATCGACTGGGTTTAGCAAGAGTTCTGATAAAGGAATACGTACAACTAAGTCTGTTAAGTCAGTTGGTTGTAACATGCTGAAAATGTTAATAGAGCAGGATCAGCTCATTCTCAGCGACTTCCAAACGATCAACGAGCTTTCAACCTTCTCCAGAAAAGGCGTATCATATGAAGCAGAGTCTGGGTGTCATGACGATCTAGTTATGGGTCTAGTGTTATTTGCTTGGATGACAGACCAAATGTTTTTCCGAGAAATCACTGATATAAATACATTAGACAAGTTGAGATCACGAAATGAGGAAGAACTTATGGAAAGCCTTCTACCGATCGGTTTTAACAACTACGATGATGATGATGGAATTATTGATGATCCATATGGTGGATCTGGAAAATGGCTACAATACTGAATTACGGTTTTTATAAATACATAAGAATGCAGAAGTTTATACCTTACAATAAACAAGGAGAATGATATATGGGTTTTCAACTAAGTCCAGGCGTTAACGTCAGCGAAATCGATCTGACTAATGTCACACCATCTGTTGCAACCACCGAGGGTGCCATCGCAGGCGTCTTTCGTTGGGGTCCAACCGACGAAAGAATCTTAATCTCATCTGAAAATGAGCTAGCTACTCGCTTCGGCAAGCCTGCTACTTACTACACAGATGATACACTAACAACTACGTGGACAAACCATGAAACTTGGTTCTCTGCGGCAAACTTTCTGTCTTATGCAGGTGCTTTGTATGTTACTCGAGTTTCCGATGATACAGCTGCTGCTGCTAGCGGAACAAACTTTGATGCAAAATACAATGGCTCAATGGGTAATTCAATCTCAGTATCACATTGCTTTAATGGCAACTTCGCTGCTGCTGCCCGCACAGAAATTCTGACAATTAGTCCGTCATCTACCACAGGTGTTATATCTGGATACGTGACAGCAACTGGCCTAGAGTCATATGCAGCGGTAGGCGATAAAGTCGTACTATCTACTGGTCATGAACTCGTAATCAACTCAATAACTACCGCTGCTGCATCCGCATCCGGCTCAGTAGTTACATTTGATGGATCAGATGTTCTGATTGCCGACACTGCAACCGATACAATCGAAGCTACTGGTCACGGATTCATTCAAGACCAAGCTGTGCAGTATTCTTCAGGCGGTGACATTGCTGTTCAAGGACTAGTCGAAGGTAATTTCTACTTCATTATAGCCGTTGACGTAGACAACTTCCAGTTAGCGACATCAATTGGTGGATCTGCCGTAGATCTTTTAGCAGTTGGTACAGGAACAAGCCATACAATAACTCCTGTTACTTCTTGGGATTCAACAGTATCTTTCGCATCTAAGTACACTGGCGCTGTCATATACGCAGCAGCATTTAGTACTCAGTGGGGCGATGCTGGATTGTTTGACGCAGCTCCAACTACTAATGGCGTACACGTTATAGTAAAAGACGTAGATGGCGCAATCTCTGGAACCGCAGGTACAGTACTTGAGCGATGGGATAACGTATCAACTTCGTCTACTGCCACATCATTTGATGGAACAACTAACTTCATCGTAGATGTGCTATTCCAAAACTCTTCTTGGATCGCAGTATCTAACGCAAAATCCATCCTAATCGCTTTGACTACATTCTCATCTGGCGTCACACTTACACTAGGTAGTGATGGACAAGATGAATTAGAGATCTCTGTTGGCGAACTTGCCATTGGTTACGATCTATATGCTGATGCATCTAAAGTTGATGTTTCTTTCATCATTCAAGGTAAGGCTCGTGGTACTACACTTGCTAACTACATCATTGATAACATCTGTGAAGTACGTAAAGACTGTGTAGCATTCATATCTCCAGAACTTGCTGATAATACTCCAGCTGCTGTCGTTGATTTTGTATCAACTCTATCTGCAAGCACATATGCAATGGTAGATAGTGGATATAAATACCAGTATGATAAGTATGCTGATGTGTATCGTTGGATTCCATTGAACGGCGATATCGCTGGTCTTTGTGCCCGAACAGATGATGTACGAGATCCTTGGTTCTCACCTGCTGGCTATAGCCGTGGTAATGTTAAGAATGTTGTTAAGCTGTTGGTTAATCCTAACCAAGCTCAGCGAGATTTGCTATATAAGAACAACATTAACCCAGTTATTACACAGCCTGGTAAAGGAACACTGCTTTTCGGTGACAAGACTTTTGCTTCAACAGCGAGTGCATTTGATCGCATTAACGTTCGTAGATTGTTCATCGTACTCGAGAAGACTATCGGCCTAGCTGCTAAGTCAACTCTGTTCGAATTCAACGATGAATTCACAAGAGCCCAGTTTAACAACTTAGTTGAACCTTTCTTACGTGATGTACAAGGTAGACGTGGAATTTATGACTTTAAAGTAGTTTGTGATGAAACAAACAACTCTGCTCAAGTTATAGATAGCAACCAGTTTGTTGGCGACATTTATGTTAAGCCAGCGAAGTCTATCAACTTCATCCAGCTTAACTTCGTTGCGGTTCGATCCGGCGTAGAGTTCAGTGAAATCGTAGGCAAGTTTTAACACATAAATATACAAAAGGAGATATAACTAATGGCTTTTAATATCAATGAGATCAAAAGCCAGCTTACCTTCGGAGGTGCTAAAGCATCGCTTTTCCAAGTATCGATCACTAACCCGATCAATGGATCTGCGAATCTTAAAACACCTTTCATGGTACAAGCTGCTCAAATCCCAGAAAGTACCCTGGGTACAATAGAAGTCCCGTACTTCGGACGTAAGATCAAGATTGCCGGAGACCGAACATTCGCTGAATGGACTGTCACCGTCATTAACGATGAAGACTTCCTTATCAGAAATGCTATGGAAGAGTGGATGGCATCCATCAACTCGCACGAGTCTAACACTAGACAACTTGCGACTGCTGCTACCGCTTCTTACAAGTCACAAGCTCAGATCACCCAGTACTCTAAGACTGGTGTTCCATTACGAGTTTATAACTTCAATGGTCTGTATCCTTCAAGCATTGGCTCTATTGCAATGGATTGGAGCACTACAGATGATATCGAACGATTTGATGTGACTTTCCAATATGACTGGTGGAACGTCTCTGGCGGTACTACTGGAAATGGCGCTACTGATATATAATTGAAATGATCGGGGGAGAGAATATCTCCCCCATTAGAGGATAAACTATGAATTTGTTTGGGTTCGAGATCAAAAGAAAGTCTGAAGAAAACAAGAATATACCTTCTTTTGTTCAAGCCAACGAGGACGACGGTGCAGTAAACATTGCTGCAACGGGCACAGGTGTCAGTAGTTTTTTAGACATGGATGGCACAGCGAAATCTGAAGCAGAACTTGTCCATAAGTACAGATCTATGCTACAGCAGCCAGAGGTATCTCAGGCGGTTGATGACATAGTGAATGAAGCTATCACCATTTCATATGACCAAAAAGTTGTAGAATGCGTCACAGAAGACGTTGATCTGTCTGAAGGCGTTAAAAAGAAGATTCGAGAAGAGTTTGACCACGTGTTAAGACTGCTCGACTTCTCTAAAAGTGGATACGAGACGTTCCAGAGATGGTACGTTGATGGTAGGATTAACTACCATGTCATGATCGACACCACTGCACCACGTAAAGGCATACAAGAACTCCGATATATTGACCCACGTAAGATTCGTAAAGTACGTGAGTTCGAAACAACAGGCGGTGCGGGAGCACAGTCACATACAAATGTACTCGTATCGAAGCGAGTCAAGAATGAATACTTCGTCTTTAGTGATAAGGGATTTACAAGCGGTGGTGGACAATCAGCTGGTGCTGGCAGTTCACTAGAAGGACTTAAGATCTCTAAAGACTCGATTGTTAGCGCTAACTCTGGGCTGTTAAATGAGACGAATACTCTCGTTTTATCATACCTACATAAAGCATACAAGCCTCTCAATCAGCTAAGAATGATGGAAGATGCTGTTGTGATCTACAGAATCTCAAGAGCACCTGAGCGTAGAATCTTCTATATCGACGTTGGTAACTTGCCTAAGCTTAAAGCAGAGCAGTATCTACGTGATATGATGACTAAGCACAAAAACCGTTTAGTGTACGATATGGCAACAGGTGACGTTAAAGACGATCGTAGACATATGTCTATGACTGACGACTTCTGGTTACCACGAAGAGAGGGCGGCCGAGGCACTGAAATTACAACACTACCCGGTGGACAGAATCTGGGTGAAATGGACGATATTCTGTACTTCCAGAAGCGACTATCCAAGTCACTGAACGTGCCTGTATCAAGAATGGAGTCTGATTCAGGATTCTCACTGGGTAGAGCATCAGAAATCTCAAGAGATGAGATCAAGTTTGCGAAGTTCATCAACAGACTACGAAGCAGATTCTCCATACTGTTCGACAAATTACTAGAAAAGCAGTTGATACTTAAAGGCATCATAACACCAGAAGAGTGGCCCAGTATTCAAGCCACAATCCGATACAACTTCATGAGTGATAACCACTTCGAAGAGCTAAAGGATAGTGAGATGTTGAGAGAGCGATTAGGCATTCTACGAGATATTGACGAGTATGTTGGCAAATACTACTCTACTGATTGGGTTCGTAAGAACGTACTCCAAATGTCAGAAGATTCGATCGAGGATATGCGGGTCGAGATGGAAGAAGATGATGCTGCTGCTACGGCGGCTGCGGATGATATCACTAAAGATGGCGATATAGACATCTAAACCGTAGTAATAAAAGATTATAAATAACAGTATATAATAAAGGAGATAGTACATGGGCGTTAAGGATTTAATCCAACAGGCAGTAAGCAAAGACGCTGGCGGATTCGAGGCATCGTTTAAAGATATCATGGCTGATAAGATGTTGTCTGCTATCGAAACAAAATACACATCTATGTTCTCACCAGAAGAAGTTTCTGTTGAACAAGATGCAGAAACCGAAGCGTAGGGGCTAACATGAAAACCTTTAAAGACATGGTATCGGAGACGGTCAATCGACCTAAGTCTCCAGATGAACAAAATTTTGTTGACAAGCATGTAGTCGATAAGAAAGAACATCCCGTAGCACTCGATACACAGTTCTCAGGTGATATCAAGTCTTCAAAGAAGAAGAAGCGTGTTGCAGATCTAGAGAAAGGAGAAGACGAGAAAATCTACGAATCTTCTGAATCAGATATGACTCCTGAGCAAGAAAAAAAGCGTGAAGAGATCGTTCTTGCGTTAAAGAAGAAGATGGGCGAATTCAAAGCAAAGTACGGCGATGATGCCTCTGATGTTATGTATGCCACTGCTACCAAGATGGCCATGAAAGAAGAGACCGAGGAGCTTGCGGAAAGCGTACTGGCTGATCTAAAAGCCATCGTAAAGACCAAATCCACGAAGCCCGTCAAGTTCTCTGATGGTAAAAAGCAGAAAGTTGACCTGACTACAGCGTCATTGTTAGTGTCAATGCACGATCAGCTAAATACAACTAATCAGAAGAAAGTTCAAGGTATGCTTGATGACAGTAAGCAGTTTGCCCAACTGGTTCAATTTGCTATGAATGCGAGCGACTGATATGATTACTAAGATAGTAGGTGCAAATGTAACTGATATCAACTCTACCGCTAGTGATGTAAATGCTGCTAGATTAGTCCGTGTGTATGCTAACGCTATCACGGTTATAACGCAGACAACTTCAGCCGGTGGTGCGATTGGTAACATTACTGTTCCAGCTAACACGGTAACATTCATTGCTAAAAGTTCTACAGATAAGCTTGCGTCTGACGTAGCAGTTATCTGTACACCA